AATTGATACCTTAAATGTACAAATAGGTAAATTAGATCAACAAATAGATCTTAAAAATAATAAAATAAATAACCTTAGATATGAAATTAGCACAAAGGTGGATGCTGTCGATAATTTTAATGACAATGAGCTTGAACAGTTTTTCACAGACCGTTACAGACAGTACTTCGATTCAATTAAAAAAGCCAATAGTCAAACTAGTAATTAAAGATTTAATTACCGGAGATGGAGCTAAAAAAGAACTAGTATTATATAGCGATAAAATTAAATTATTTCAAGAAAAGTTAATTTTAAAAGATAGTATTATTCTAAATTTAAATAATAAAGTAACTAATTTTAATTCTATCCTCCTTACTAAATCAGACCAATTAGCTTTATCACAAGAATTGTCAAAAAAATTAGAACAAGACTTAAAAAAGCAAAAGTTTAAAAATAAATTAACAGTAGGAGGTGGTGTAGTAGCAGTTATAGTTACTGCTTTATTGGTAAAATAAATATATGTCTGACTTAAAAAAGGTAATACGTCAAGAATACTTAAAATGTGCTAAAGATCCCGTACATTTTATGCGTAAATACTGTTATATACAGCATCCCCAAAGAGGACGTATACCATTTAATTTATATCCATTCCAAGAAAAAGTACTCAAGTTATTTAGAGACAATGATTATTCTGCTGTATTAAAATCTAGGCAATTAGGTATATCTACATTAGCCGCAGGTTATTCTTTATGGTTAATGACATTCCATAAAGACCGAAATGTATTAGCATTAGCAACAACTCAAGCGACTGCAAGAAACTTAGTAACAAAAGTACAATTCATGTGGGAAAATTTACCCTCATGGCTTAAAGTAGATTCAGCTGAAAATAATAAATTATCACTTCGATTAGTAAATGGATCAAAAATACAAGCAAAATCTTCAAATGCCGATGCCGCAAGATCGGAAGCGGTATCATTACTAATAGTTGATGAGGCCGCCTTTATTGATAATATTGCTGAGACATGGGCTTCTGCACAACAAACATTAGCAACGGGTGGTGGTGCTATTGTACTATCAACCCCCTATGGTACAGGTAACTGGTTTCACCAAACATGGGTTAAAGCAGAACAAGGAGAAAATGAATTTTTACCTATTAAACTGCCTTGGTATGTCCACCCAGAACGAGACCAAAAATGGAGAGATTCCCAAGATACATTACTTGGTGACCCTAGATTAGCAGCACAAGAATGTGATTGTGACTTTAGTACCTCGGGTGATATTGTATTCTATAATGAGTATTTAGAATATTACGAAAAATCTTTTATAAAAGAACCTTTAGAAAGACGGGGTGCTGATCAAAATTTATGGGTTTGGGAATCACCCGATTATTCAAGAGACTATATTGTAGTAGCTGATGTATCCAGAGGAGATGGTAAAGATTATTCAGCATGTCATGTAATTGATGTAGCAAATAATGTACAAGTAGCAGAATACAAAGGTCAAATTAGTACTAAGGATTATGGTCATTTGTTAGTTGGGTTAGCTACTGAATATAATGAAGCAATGTTAGTAATAGAAAATGCTAATATTGGTTGGGCAACGATACAAGTTGCTATAGATAGACAATATCCTAACCTTTACTATTCACAACGGAGTGACTCCCCCAATGCTGATTCGTATTTTGACAAATATCAAGACCACTCCAAAATGGTAGCTGGTTTTACAATGTCTTCTAGAACAAGACCTATGGTAATAGGTAAATTTCAAGAGTACATTAGTGATAAGGGAGTAACAATACAGTCAAGAAGATTAGTAGAAGAAATGAAAGTGTTTATTTGGAAAAATGGTAGAGCAGAAGCCCAAACAGGATATAACGATGATTTAGTTATGTCATTTGGGATTGCAATGTACATCAGAGATACAGCACTTAAATTAAGACAAAGAGGTTTAGATGCAACTAGAAATGCATTAAATAATATAACAGTAAACAGAACACAATACCAAGGAGGATATTTTTCAAGTGGAACTGATAATCCATACCATATTGATACACAAAATGGTGATAAAGAAGATATTAGTTGGCTCTTTAGATAATATTTATAATAATAACTATATACAATGGCAGATAAAGGCTTATTTAGTAGACTACAGAGATTATTTTCAACAGATGTAATTATACGAAATGTTGGGGGTGACCAAATAAAGGTAATTGATAGTAGTGCAATACAACAAAATGGAGAATTACAAACTAATTCTTTAATAGACAGATATAATAGACTATATTCAACTAACCCCTCATCCTTATATGGGGCACAATTTAATTTTAATTACCAATATCTAAGACCACAATTATATTCAGAATATGATGTAATGGATCAAGATGCTATTATAGCTTCTGCCTTAGATATTATAGCTGATGAATGTACATTAAAGAATGATATGGGTGAAGTTTTATCTATTCGTTCTTCAAACGAAAATATTCAAAAAATACTTTATAATTTATTTTATGACGTTCTAAACATTGAGTTTAATTTATGGGCTTGGGCAAGACAAATGTCTAAATTTGGGGATTTTTTCTTAAAATTAGAAGTAGCAGAAAAATTTGGGGTTTACAATGTAATACCTTATACTGCCTACCATATCAGTAGAGAAGAAGGATTTAACCCTGAAAACCCATCTGATGTAAGGTTTAGATATGATCCTAATGGGTTAGTTAATCCAAGTTCTGGAATGTATTCCACTCCAAATAATCGTCAACAAACAGAAAACGGTATTTACTTTGATAATTATGAAATGGCTCACTTTAGATTAATTGGCGATACCAATTATCTCCCTTATGGTCGTTCATATATTGAACCTGCTAGAAAATTATTTAAACAATACACATTAATGGAAGATGCGATGTTAATTCATAGAATTTCACGCGCACCTGAAAAACGTATTTTTTATATGAATGTTGGTTCTATTCCACCTAATGAAATAGATTCATTTATGCAGAAAACTATTTCAAATATGAAACGTACTCCTCATATAGATCAAAAGACTGGAGAGTATAATTTGAAATACAATATGCAGAATATGATGGAGGATTTTTACATCCCTGTTCGTGGAAATGATACTACAACAAAAATTGATACTACAAAAGGATTAGATTATGATGGTATCCAAGATGTTGAATATTTAAGGGATAAATTATTTGCAGCCTTAAAAATTCCTAAGGCATTCCTAGGATATGACGAAACCACAGAAGGTAAAGCTACATTAGCTGCTGAAGATATTCGATTTGCTCGTACAATTGAAAGAATCCAAAGAATACTAGTATCAGAACTTAATAAAATAGCACTTGTTCATTTATATTCCCAAGGATATAGAGATGAAGCATTAACAAACTTTGAGTTATCAATGCAAACCCCATCAATTATATTTGAGCAAGAAAAAATTGAACTAATGAAGTCTAAAACAGAATTAGCAACTTCATTATTAGAAAATAATTTATTACCTACAGATTGGATATACGATAATATTTTCCACTTATCAGAAGACCAATATGAAGAATATAGAGACTTAAATAGAGAAGATGCTAAACGTAAGTTTAGACTAGCTCAAATTGAGGCAGAAGGGAATGATCCTGTTGAAACAGGTAAATCATATGGTACACCACACGATTTAGCTTCATTATATGGTAAAGGAAGAATGTATTCAGACCCAGGAAATGTCCCTGACGGGTATGACCAAGATTCAGAATTAGGTCGCCCTAAAGATAGCATCAGTAGTATTGGTAAGCAGGATAGTAATTTTGGAAAAGATCGTTTAGGTGTTAAACGTATGAAAGATACTGATAAAAATGATTCTAGAGATAGTAGAACAGATACAAATAAATCAGGTTTAGCTTTAGAAACTGCTCAGGTGTCTTATTTGAAAAATAAAGATATCTTCAAGAAAATGAATGAAAAAGTGTTAATCTTTGAGCAAGATAAAGATGACACGACACTATTAGATGAAAACCAGTTAAAGAAGTAAAAACCTTTACATATTTATAAATAAATATATTTTTTGATGAAAATAAAACACTCCAAGTACAAAAACACAGGTATACTGTTTGAACTATTGGTGCGTCAAATTACAGCGGACACATTAAAAGGTGGAGATTCTCCAGCAATTAATATTCTTAAAGAATACTTTGTAAAAACTTCTTTAGGTCGCGAGTATAAGTTGTATGAATCAGTATTAAAATCTAATGTTTTAAATGAAGGTAAAGCCAATATAGTAATTAGTACTATACTTGAATCTTCTAAAGGATTTAATCGCACAACATTAAGAAAGCAAAAATATAATTTAATTAACGAAATCAAAAAACATTATAATTTAGATGTTTTCTTTGGTGCCAAAATTAAAAATTATAAAGAACTAGCAGCTTTATATACATTAATTGAGAGCCATAATTTGGAAACAAATACAAATGTTGACCAAGTTATAGATAATAAAATTACTATTTTAGAGTATTTAACTAAACAAGAAGTTAATACTAAAGAAGTTAAAGAAGATGTTTTAAAAGAATTTCAAACTTATGATAAAGATTTAAGAATTCTTACGTATAAAGTATTATTAGAAAAATTTAATTCTAAATACGAAAATTTATCTACAGAACAAAAGCAAGTACTTAAAGAATTTATAAATGCAGTTGATTCAACCCCTGGATTAAGAGATTTTTATAATAGTAAGATAAATGAATTAAAATCTACATTAAATAAAGAAGCTAAAAGTATTAAAGATAAAGCTACTCAAATTAAAATTACTGAAGTAGCTAAATATTTAGTTGAATTGGATAAAACAACTAAGGTTAATAATGATAATCTAGTTGACTTGTTACAATATTTTGAATTAGTAAAAGAAATTAAAGTAGCAAATGGCATTCAAATATAAACTTAAAGAAGCACCTTCTCCTAACTTAGCCCAACAAACTGGAGCTAAAATTGGTGATGTGTCCTATTCTAAAGATGGAGATACTAAATTTGTAGTTAATTCTATAGATAAAGAAACAGGACAAATAGGATGGAAAGTAATTGAACTACCCGCATTTGATAAATTAAATGACGATGTTGATAGTTTAGTTTCAACGGCTAAAGGAGTTTATACTAAAACTAAGGATGATGAAAAGTTTAGAGAAATATATGAAGAAGCTAGACTTTTAAGAAATAAAATTAGAAAACATCTTCGTAACGAGTACCCAGACGAGTATAAAAGAATGACTATGGAAGGGGAAATTGAAGAAGCTACGGGTGTTAATGGAAATGTAATAGATTTAAATCCTGCCAATAAAACAAAATTATCTAATTATGTTAAATTACCTCACCATTTAGCTGCCGCTTTATTAGATGTAGCAGATGAAATGATGGCGGATGAAGCAACTACTATTAGTTCTCAACCTCAAATAAAACAAGCTCTTGCATTATTAAAAAAAGCAGCTGAAAAAGCTATGACAGGAGAAAAAGAAGTTGAAGAAGTATCTACATCATCAGGTGTAGCTGCTTATAATACACCATTTGCCTTTAAAAAAACAGGTAAAGAAGGAGTAAAAGATAACGTATATGTTAAAAAGTTTGGATATAAAT